TTCGCTTTTTGTATCGCCTTTTCTGCGTACTCAGACCATCGTTTAAGAGTTCTAGCTTTGTTCTTACGTTGTTGCTCATGCATTAACCTTTTTCTTAACCCTACGTGAGATATATCTCTGCCCGTTTTCTTTGTCAGCCAATTTGCTATTTGTCTAAAAGAATATTGCTTTGTATATTTTCTTGCTAGTTCTATGGCTTCCAATTCGTATGGTATGGGGTCAAGTAAATTTGGGTCTTCTTCGTTTAATTTATATCCAAAAGGAATGATACGTGCTATACGTGGTATCTGCATCCATTCTTTTTGTTCTTCATCTTTTAAATCTGTTGGCTGTGGTAACTTCCACTTACCTACACTTCTATTCATTATTTTTTCTTTAGATTATTAACAAAAGTTACAGGGTTGGCATATTTTTTAGTTGCAAGACCACCTGTAGAATAGTGGTCATCATCCATTAGTCCATCACCATAAATATCATCCATTATTTCTATTTTTTTAAGTTTTCTAACATCTGATATATTCATGTCATATCTTTCAGTTAGATTATATTTGTCTATTAATTCTTCTTTTGTATATGACCTTAAATCTCTTGTTAAACTAGACATACTACTCTCCTTGTTTTGGTGGTAATAGCATAACACCGCCTGTGCTTTCTACTTGCATTTTTTCAGTCTTAACTAATCCTGTCCTATCTAATAATTCTTTAGCCGCAGCCATCTTTTCTTTTATACCTAACTCTGTAGGGTCATATAAACCACCAACCATAGCCATCGCAGCTTTAGGTGCATTTCTACTCATAAATAATTGTGTGGCTTCTAGTATTTCATCTTTAATAGATTTAACTATTTCACTAGTATTAGATGCATCGGAGTATCCTGCTAACTTTTTAGCAGTTACAACATCACCGTTAGCTTCATCAAAAAGAACTGCTAAAAACTTTTGTTGTCTTTCTGTTAGTTGTCTACTCATGTTGGTACATTCTCTCTGTAATATTGCCTGTCAACGATTGCTATTAAACGCTTGGCTCTGTTTTTTGTTTGTCTGAACCAACGAGAATCTTCCATCTCGATTGCCATTTTTTCCCAGTCATTATTTTCTACAGCAGCAATCATGTTCTTAAAATTGGATAGTCTTGGTCTACCAAGTTGAAAACACATATTTGCCAATACGTGCTGTATATCTTCAGGCAAGTTATCAAATTGAGAGAACAATAGCTTACAATCGTTTATAGTTGTTGCTATGTCTCTCTCAAACCATTCATTAACTTGTTCTTCAGGTACAGGGTATCCTATAGGTTTACCATAATAATCTGCATCCCATTCTGTGATAAGATGCCCGATACCCCCAGTTAAATGATTTTCTGTGCAGAGGTACAATTCATATTTTATGCCCTCGTCTTTAGCCAATTCGTCTTGTAGTTTTTTTAAATTCATTTACTTTCCTTACATACATAAATCTTGATATTTAGTTGTGTGTAGTCTATGTTTAGACAAATCTCTATTAGGATTACTAAACAACCATTTAAAAAAATTTATCATTATTTTTTCCTTAACATCTTTGCTGCTTGACCTACACCCTTTATACCAAAAGATGCAGAGATTGCAATATATAAAAGATATTGATACCAATCAGGTAGTGTTGCTAATACTTCAAAGCCACTTTGCACATACTCTCTCATACCCGGAATGAAGACTAATATGGCAGGAGCAAGCAATACAACTAACGCAAATTCGTCTTTCCAAGAATCCACTGTAGCATCTGCCATCTTACCTTCCCATGCAACCTCACCTGCTGCAACCTTTTCTGCAACAGTAGCACGAGCTTTAGCTTCTGCAACTTTAGCTTGTCCTTCTGCTTTTGTCTTTTCGACTTTATTCTCAAACCATGCACCTGCTAAATTTGCTATTGGTCCTATAAATGCTTGTATCATTATAACCTCTTTTTACCTTCTTTTTCTTGTTTTTTTCTTAGTGCCATTACGTGCTTGTTCATTAGATAGTTTCCTATCTTCAGAAAGGGTTTCGCTAATTTTAGATATAATACGTCTTTTCTCATCTAAATCTCTTCGTTTTTGAAGCAATCTTTTTGGGCTGTTTAGAAAATTGTTTACCTCTTCTAGTCGCTTTGCGTTTAGCAGCCGTAGACGCGGCGTATTCTTGGGGAGAAAGAGCCTTAATTGCCGCCGAAGGTAAATAACGCTCACCTGTAGCTTTTGACCCTTGTGTACTAGGTTTACCACTTTTGGTTCTCCACTTTTGTTTTGTCCAGTTGGCTAGTGATTTTTGTGGTGCTTTCATATGCTTTTTTAATCTCTTCTATTGTTCTGTTACATCCTATACAGATATTATCTTCTAATGTACAAATCCCTATGCAAGGTGTTAAAATCTTCCTACCCATTTACCTACAAACCAAGCCATTAGTCCTGCAAAGAATAATACGATTATAGCAGCTATTCCATAACCTAAGTATTCCATTAATTCTTCTTTACGTTTTTGCTCCATCTTTTCTTGATAACGTCTTGATTTTCTAGCTTCTGCCTGAAAAGCCTGCCAATCTTGCCAAAGTCCGGGTCTTCCTAAATAAATCATCATCTTCTTGAGTTCTTCTTCTTTCTCTCGTATCTGTTCGAGAGCCATGAACTCATCTAAGTCTGCACCACCTGCACCTCTAGCTTTTTTCTTTTTCAGGTTTTTTTCTATCTCCTCTTTAGAAAATACAAAATCGCTTATATGTTTCGCACATCCACTCAGTTCTTTTCCGTTGGACACGAATTGTTTTATGACACTGAAAGCAGCATTAGCTGCAGCTAGTTCTGCTAACATTTTACCTTTTCCTTATGGGTTTACAATATGCAGTTATACGTAAATTAGGTCCTTCCTCTTGTGGTATGGGTGGTTGTCTATGTAGTCTCTGTGCAAAGTATAAACATCTATCTATATCTTGAAATGTTTGTGTTTGGTCTATTACTCTTAATCCCATCATAAACACTAACACAAACTCAATCATACAGGTGCTCCTAACACCTCGTCTTCTTGTTCTTCGTGACAGTCACAGTTGCAATCTTCACAATCACAATCATAACATTCACAAGTATCACATCTTTTTCTTTTTTCGCTCATTTGCTCTTTTTAAACTTTCTTTTGCTTTTTTAAATATTGCTACAACTTCAGTCTTTCCCATCACTTTAGCTCGTTGTTCAGCAACAGTAAGGATTTGTATCTTTCTCGCATATGGTTTATTGATTTTTTTAACTTTTGCAACTGTGGCTCTTGCGTCTGCAACTGTGGCAAATTTGATGCTAACTGTGTCTTTAGGATTTTCATCCGTGTATAATCGTCTGCCTGAACCTTTTGGTTTTTTACCTGTGCCAACTTTAGGGTCTTTCTTCTTCTTGTTTGCCATTAGCTTCTATATCCACCGCCTGCTTTTTTGTAGGCTGACGCAACCATCTGTGCTTTTCTTGCACTCCATTGACCGGGTGCACCGCCTTTACCACCTGCTTTGATGCGATTGAATATTCTTTTACGCATAGCAGGTTTTGTATAGTTGCCTGCAGCATTGACTGTGCTACCCCCTTTATTTAACTTGATAGCAGTTAATTTTTTAGCTTGACTTGCATGAGCTTTACTAGCTTTTTTTAATTTACCTGCTACCTTTTTTATTGTTGCTTTTGCTTTTTTTACTGCCACTGTTATCCTCATATAAGTTGTTAAATGTAGTAAATGGGTCTAAATATGATTCATGTGCTTCTGCTGAATGTGTCCATTGAGATGGAGTAAAATCAGGAGCACCTTCGCCTGTTACCCATAATGCAGGACTTGTGGCTCTTACTCTGTTATTTGGTAATGCTACAATGTTGCCTGTCCACTTACCTGCATCCAACAGATACATTACGTGTGATTGTTTATGTTGTGCAGGGTCATCTGCTATATCACTGTCTGTGTAGTCAACTGTGAACATATACTTTGCAGTATAGAACTCATTGTCTATCTTACACAACCACGGAGAAGAACTTACTCTGTCCATGACTATTACACTGTGATGTCTTGATTCGCAATCCCAAGGTTGACACAAATGGTCTTCCATTGGCTCTGCCCATTCATCTACAGGTATATCGGCTACTAGTGCTTGTATTGGCATACGTGCCCACATTGCACCACCATGCACATTCTCATCTTCTGTACATCCTGTGAAGACTACCTGAAAACTTAACGACCTATCAGGAATGGTATTAACTGCGAAAGCTAATGCGTGGAGATATTCACCATGATAATCCATATGATTACAAGTGAACTCTTTACGTACCCAACATTTAAAATGAGGTACGTTACTTATAAGATAAGACATTATCTACGTCTAGCAGCTCCGCCACGTGACATCATCTTTGTCTTTTTCATTCCACCTTTAGCCATGTATTTTGTTTTCTTCATACCGCCTTTAGCCATATATTTAGTTTTTTTCTTCATTGCCATTTTTATGCACTCCTTATTAATTTACCTGCGTTTTTAGTACGCTTGTATGACCTATTTTTAGAAGCCTTAACTACTTTAAGCTTGCTATTTTTATTTAGGGCATTACCCCCTACGTGATGAACATCTTTACCATCACCCTTTTTTACAAGACCTTTACGTTTCATAATACGTCTAGCAAGATTACGATTAGCTCGTTTTTTCTTTACTAGAGGTTTAGAATCATAGGCTTGTTCTTTTTTGTAGTTGCGATTTATCATTTACCTTTTATTTTGTTATAGGCTTCTAATCCTTTAGGTCCACTAGCTTTTAAGGCTAACAATCCCGGATTATCTTGTACAGAACCACCTGCTACATACATGTGTTTCTTTCCACCTGCCATACCGCCATATGCCATTTTACTTTTGTTTATATCTTTAGCTTTCTTACCACCCATTATGATAATAGCTATACCTTCTTTATTTTTCATGCATCACCTATTTCTTTTTTACTTTAGCAAAATTTTCTTTAGACATTCTTTGCTTCGCAAATTGCTTGCCACCACGCTCTTTTAACTTATCATAAGTAAATTGAGCATCGTAAGATGAACTTCCCTTAATGTTACTTCTTTTCTTTTTCACTACTTTTTTAAGTTCTTCTTTTTTTACCTTAGTTGTAGTTGCTTTTTTTGGCTTCTTAGTGGTTGTATCTTTCTTTTTCATTTTAACAGGAGCAGTTCCGCCTTCCATGTTATCTGTTCTTCTAACTTTACTTTTTGCAAAGTCATCAACCCTACCCATACCGAAGTCTTTAGGTTTGATGCTCTTAGGTCTA